CGCTTCTTTATTTCATTTGGTGTCAGTGTCTTTTCACCAAGAATTTGTTTTAATGTCTTCACGGTCTTGCTTTCATATACAGCTTGGTCTTCGCCAGGGTTATATCCATGACGAGTTGCTGCACGGTCTGCAAAGTTAATATTTGTTGCGCGAAAATGATCATCTTTATTACCGTTACGATCGTCGACTTTATTGACAACGTGCTTATCCATAAAGCGTTTTTCGTCTTTTGTTTTTGGAACGAGCGCAGTTACTGAGTCTGGCTCAACCGGAGTTAACGGTTGAGGCTTTTCAGCCTTCGCTTCCAGCAGTTGCTTCAATGTCTTCATTTGATTCGTCCTCGTTATTAATTGTTTCATCTTCTTCAGATGGTTCTTCTTTATTAAAAAAGTTTTGAGCTACGTTGATACGTTCAGCTTCAACTGCTGCTGCTACCTTGTCCATCATTAAGCGGTTAAAGACGTCTTGATACTCGCTTGGACTTTCTTTCTTTGCAGCTGCAATCATGTCTGAATAATTAACTTCTGGTTCACTCATGTTTTTCTCCATTATATTTAGTTACTTTGTTCTGTCGGTGCTACAGATGCAAAACCGCCACCACCAGGCCCTTGCGCGCTAGCGGTTCCTGGAGGTGCTTTTCCTCCTTGAACTGGCATACCATTTTGATCAACTTCTGGTTGTTGGTATAGTGGGCTTTCCATCTCTGCCATGATCTGTTCATCCATTTCATTAATCTGCTCTTCAGATTGTTGAAGAATATGCTTACGAACCCACTCGTGAGAATAATATTTACCTATGTATGGATCCATCATTTGAAGAGTCGTCATTCGATCACGATTGACAGTTGATTCTTTTTGTTGTTCGAAGAAGTTATCTTGGTTATAATCAAATAAGATAGTGTTAACAATCGACTTCCAATCTTCATCTGTAATGATATTTTTTAAGATTAGTTGCTTCTCTAGAGCGCTTAAAAATAGTACATTAAATCTTGCACGGAGACGATCAATGAATTTACTAAATTTAATTTCATCACGTGAAACCTCATCCGTTTGTCCAAAGTTGAAAGTACCGTCTTGCTCTAGACGAGTAACGGGAACATTCAAAGACTCATACAATTTCTTTTGAAAGTATTCAACGTCTTCTAACTTACCGAGGTTTTGCCCTGCAGGTAATGTGGTAATTTCTGTACCACGGTTACCTTCACGACGTGGAAGCCAATAGTCTTCTAACATCGTCATAAACTTACGATCGTCTCTTATTTCACCAGTCGTCGCATCATAAACGATTTTGTTTTTATGACGAGTCATCATATCACGCAGATATTGTTCTGCTTTCATCTTTGGTAAATTGCCAACATCGATATAGAAAATACGACGTTCAGGAGCACGTGAAATTCTGTAAATAATTGTAGCATCTTCCAATGCTCTCAATTGATTCAATGGTTTAATTGCTTTATGAAGATGGGAAAGAACAACAGTACTGTTAGGATCTAGCAAACCAGATGTAACATGAACAATACTATCTGGTGCAATCTTTAAACCTTGCATGGAAGAGGCAGTGCCCACTTCGCCAGCTTTATTTTGAAATCCTTTTTCATTGTAGATAAAGTATTCCTGGAATGTTTGAATTTGGGTTGTTTGTGTTCCTCTATCACGTTTACGTTTGATCTCTCTGACCTTACGTAGCTTACGTGGATCGATATAACGCAACTCTTTGATACCGTCAGTAGGCTTCGTGACATCGATAATTGTGTGGTAGTACATTCTACCATCAACATACCAACGTCTAAAGATATCAAAACCATACTTGTTAAAGTCTAACAAACTAAGAACGTTTTCAAACTCTGCTGTGATTTTCTTTTTGATGTTATCAGAAAGTTTTGTATCATCGAGATTAATCTCAACAATCTTTTCTTTTGGAACAACAATAATTGCTTCGTTGACAATGTCGTCTGTTGCACGCTCAACTTCAGGGTGCATTGACATCTCACGGTATTTTGTTACAAGCTCTGCTTCTGTACGTGCGGCGCCTTGTAAATCAATATAGGTGCCATACGCTCCGCCAGCTGCAACCATAACTGCACCGTCATCTTGAATTTCAGGTGCAAATGCTGGTTGTTTGTCTTGCTCTTCTTGCGGATCAACCGCGCGGCGAATCTCAAATCCAAATAAATTGGCCATAATTTAAATACTCCATTGAAAGAAGAGCGACTTATCGTCGCCCATCTTTATTAAGCTCCACCACCTAAACCGGTAATCCCGCCAGAAACCTCCCACCAGTCGTACTGGAAGGTAACTTGGAACTCTTCAATTGCATCCGTGTCGCCCCAGTTAAGGTCGATAGAAGAAATTGCAGAAGGGAAAATTCCGTTGAATTTGTAAGAGCGAATCGGTACACCAGTCTTTGAGAACTGAGTTACTTCTGCTGTTGACTTATATAGTAAGGGTGCAGCAGAGCCAAACGCACGCAAGTTTGTTTGGTTTGAGTTGATTCTGCTTGACCATTCTTCCATTGCATTGCGGATCAAGAAATCTTCATCGTTGATAACAGTTACAGACCAGTCGCCAAACGTACGATCACCAGCTAACTTCACTTTACGACCGAAGTACGGTACTTCGATAACACCTAGTGAAGATTCTGGAATCTGTGCAGAGCGAACCAAGAAAGGAACTTTAATGTCAGCAACTGAGTTTGCAGGATTAGAGAAAGTCACTTGAAATAGAGAGCCACGTGCGCCCCCTAGTGTCAGTTGACTTCTAATCTCATTTACATTAAACGCCATATTTGTTCTCCTTTGTTTCTATTTATTCTTAAAACTTACCGACTACTTCGGAGAACTCAACACCTGTTCTAACAGCAACAAAGTTCAATTGAATGAAGTTGATGCTCTTTGCAGGTTTAATATAAATGTCGCCAATGAATTCGTTACGGTCAATAACTTCACCTGTGTTGTTTGTAGTATCGCAAACAACCTTGAAGTCATAAATGCCGCGACGACCTTGGACGTCACGTAGGAACGGCTCAACCAAGTTACGGAACTGAGCACGTGTGAAATCATCGTTGAATTCAAATAGTGTGAATTTCGTAGCAGTAGCAATTGCTTTTTCAAGAACAATAAACAAACGACGAACGTTGATACGATCGAATGCGCTTGGTTTTGCAAGAAGAGTCTTGTCTCCGTACAACACTGTTCCCTGACCAGGGAATGTTACAACTGGGTTTACACCTGCTTTGTATAGAATGTCACGATGTGCTTTTGATGGATTAAAAGCTAGCTTAACAATATTCTTAACTTGACCACGGTTAAAACCAGCTGGCGAGAACCACGCATCACGTACCTCATCTGTGCGTACACAGAGACCAGCAACATCGCCGTTCAAAGGAACCCAACGGTACACGTCATTATATTTGTCGTATTGATATTTGTAGCCCGAATCTATCATAGCATATGATGTGCTACGCAACACGTTACGGAAACCAACAATGTCATCAGACTCAGAGCCTGCGTTATTAACGGTATCCTCTCTTGGAGGAGATATAAACACAACACAATCTTTGCGTGATTCAGCAATATTATCAATTAGATAGTTAGCTAACTGCTCGCCGCCGGCACCATTACGTGATTTACCTGTTAGAACAAGTGAAACATCAACGTCTTCTGCAGAAGCAAATAAATCATATCCAGATATGATTGTTGAAAGAGCTGTATTGCTTTCATCCAAACCATCTGTACCACCTTGCATTGAAAGTGTCATTGGTGTTGTTGTTGTTGTTGCTGCCAAACCAGAAGCGACAGTGCTTGTTGCACCAGTGCGTGGATTTGCATGCCACAAATAGTTTGATGTTTGATTAATTACATCACGGTAGTAATTTGTTGCACCATCTTCCGTCTTTGCATCAGTAGCGCGTGATAATCCTCTGAACACTTCAACAATTGCACCTGGAGTGCCTGTAAACTTACCATCTTCATCTGATATAACAACATGAAGTTCATCAACAACATCAGTACCAAAGCTTGCTTGGTATGTGGATTGACCAGGAGCCTTGTCAACACTATTGAAAAATTCCCAGTGACGTTTCAATCCATCTGTGCTTGAGATATAATCTACTGCAAGACCAAATGTGTCTTCAGTTGTAATTGTAAATGTTGCAACAGTTGAAGTATTAGAGACAGCAGATACGCTTTCCACCTTCATATATTGTACACCAATAGAGGTGTTACCAATCTCAATAAAATCACCAACTGTAATACTATTAACCAATGTAGTTGCATATGTTGTTGCGTTTGCAATAACACCTGCGCCAACACCAATGTTAACAACAACGTTGCTTTGGCCAACGTTAATCGATACGTTAGAGATTGCAACATTAAGAGCTGCACCACCGTTATCTAAGTTAGCTGCTGATTGATAGGCTGTTGAAGAATCACAAACA